ATTGATGTTATTCCAATATTTACTCTATCAAAATTTCCTATTGCATCGGCAGAAGTTTTAATTATTTTCCCAGAAATAGAATCTGCATATAAAATACCTCTTATTCTTACATTTCCACCAACATCTAAAAGTTCAGTTGGAACTGTAGATCCAATTCCAACCAATCCATTAGGGTTTATGATAAAATTATCATCATCAACTTGAACACCATTTCTAAAATTAAAAGACTTTTTGATATTGGTCATCTTTTATAGATTTTATAAGTATTTAGTTATAGTATTCTCATGATGTAATAGAGTGCATAATATGGTGGAAGATTCATATTCACTCCAGTCTCAGAATTAGCGTCTTGCCCAGAATTATTCTTTCCAACAGTACTTACTGCATGAGAATGTGTTCCAGATCCAGTTACAGTACCTTCATGATCATGCTGTGCTCCTGTGACACTAACCGCATGTTGATGTTGCCCTGTGTTTTGAATATTAACAGAGTGACCATGTGTAGCAATCTGTTCTTCTTGTGCCCATTGTATTGTATGGGTATGTCCACCAGCTGGTTCTGTATTTCTTTTTTTAGTATCTCCATCTTTTTCAGTCTCGCCAAATTCTAGCTGACCCTGGGCATCACTAGTAAAGGTATATTCGTGAAAATGATCCGGAACTTCAACTACCTTTACTTGGTGAACATGTGGTGCCGGATTTTGAGTTGTACTAACTTGATGATTATGAGATCCTGTATCTGCATTGGTACTACCTGCAGACTGTAATAGACCAGAATCATCGATTTGAACACCATGTTGATGAGTACCTTCATCAAATCCTTGAGTATCTGAAAACAAATCATGATTATGTGCAACTAAAACAGAATTTTTATTTCCACCGGATGTCTTTGTAGTTCCCTCTACGTTAGTTCCATTATCAGAATTTGAACCAATTATGAATTTATTTGTCAAATCTGGCAAATTAAATGTTGATGATCCATTTCCATTTCCAAACTTGGTTCCAATAATATTAAATAATGCACTATAAGTAGTTCTACTAATTTCTTGTCCTTTACAAACTGCCCACATTGTAACTACACTACCATTAACTGTAATTTGTGGAAGTTGATTTTCATTACCAGACCATATTACAATACCACCAACTGGAGTTATATTTGGAATTTCAAGATAGTTTGCACGAATTGTACCACTATTCAAACCTGGTGGAACACTTTCTGGGCCTCTGACTTCTAAATCACCAGTAATATAAGTAGACTTTTTAAGAGAAATTGATTTACCAGTTCCTGCATTAACTTCAACATCATTTGCAGAAGCGACAATTGTAACTTTTCCAGTCGTTGCAGTTTGAGTTAAACTACCACTACTGGCGGTTACACTAACTGCTGCAGAAGCAGTTTGAGTTAAATTACCTCCAGTAGCAGTAAGTGTTAAACCACCATTTCTTGTTGAAATTGTAGTAGAAGATGCTGCACCAATTCTTATATCTCCAATATGAGCTTCTGTGTAAGCAGTTGTAGCACTACCAATGAATGCACCAAAATCAAAATCTGGAATTAAACCAGTATTAGTTTGAAGTAATCCCCCAACTTGTAGTTTACCACGAACATAAACATCTTTAGAAATTCCAACTCCACCTTTAACAATTAATGCTCCACTATTATCATTTCCCGCATTATTAGTGTTGTTAGCAATTCTAACTACACCATTAAAAGATGATTTTCCTTTTACTCGTAAAGATTTAGTTAATGTAACTGGACCATCAAACTGAGAAAGAACAAATCCAGAGGTTCCACCTTCCACCACAATACGTTCTCTAATAGTAACTTCATCAAAAGCAACACTCAATTTAGATGGATCTTGACCAGTAATTGTTGGTTTTGGAATATCATAAGAAATTATTTGTCCACTAGAAGATGATACTTTAGTGTTACCATTAAAAGTATCACCTTTACTATTCATTCCAGTATAAACTACGGCACCACCAGCTCTTTCTTGCGCCTGTACTAAGAAATCTTCTCTATCTGAAAGAGTTTTTAATTGTACTTGAGGTAATGCAGTTGAATAGTTTCCAGGACCATATCCAAGATATTCAAAAGTGTGTCCAGATGCACGAAGAATTGAAGGTCTTCTAAATTCAAGAGGAATGATATTTATCTTTTTAATAAGAGTTCCTATTGCATGATTCCCTTGACGTGTTCCTAAATATCCACGATGAACTTGAATTGATGTGTCTGAAGGGGTAGACTTTATTCGCATAATTTCATCATTAATTTGAACAAACTCGCCAAGTTGCAGTCTCTTTGAAGTTGATATTCCTGTTAAAGATTCAATTTGTAGAGCAACTTCATCTCCAGCGGAAATGGAATTTAATAACTTAAATGTTTCTCCAGCATAAAATGGAATAGTACGTGAAGAATAACTTTCAGTTCTAATATCGGAAATTCCTTGGTTTGATGATAAACCATGCTTTAAAACATATCCATTTGCTGGAGATTCGGATAAATTTGATTCTGAACGTACATTAAAAGAAGTTATGGATAAAACATCTTTTACTACAAAGTCGCCAAGATTTAAATTAGAACTATTAATTACTCTAAACTTATTTCCTACACTTAATCCATGAGCAGTATATGTTTTAAAGGAAACTATTCCAACAAGTACTTCAGTTTCACCATCAATTATAGTTTTTTCTTCAGAATAATAGGATGACTGTATTTTAACTGATGGTCCGGTATTGAATGCATACTGACCAGCAGAAATTACAGGATCAGAAGAATGTCTAGCAACAGTAATAGTATCTTTATCACTTACCGCAGTAATTCTATAATAACCATCATCAGTAAATCCATCTCCAGTAATTTGAAGAACATCACCAATGTTAGTTGTTATACCTGTTGTTGATAACTCAATATATGCATCTGTAGAACCTCCAATATCAACAATTTCAAAGTATAGTTTATTTCCATTAACATATCCAGAACCTTTGGACATGATTTCATAAGAAGTTATAGATCCACCAGAAACAACAACCTTCGCAGTTGCTCCATTCCACTGAGTTAAATTGCTATCATTAAATAATTTGACGTTATAGTAAGTTCCATTAGTACGCCCACCCGATCCTGCAACTAATGTACCACTTACTACACCACCAAAACCATGACTATTTGTGAAGTTTATTGTTGCAGTTGGTTGTTGTGTTGTTGATACCGATCCAATTTCTAAACCAACACCAAAGTTCTTACAAAAAATATCTACAGTCTCTCTAGTAATACTTTTCTTAAGATCATTTATTACAACATCACCAACAGGAGCTCTTTTAGCAAATGTTTTTGATGACTTTGGATTTGAATCATAATTATCACGATCTAATTGAGGATATAAATCTACGGGACTTTGAGTATATTTGTAATTTGTAAATGTGTTTGTTGGTGTGTTGTTAGCATTTAACACATATAGGTGATAGACACCATCACTTACATCTTTGATATACTCTGAAATTACATCAGTTCTATAAATGTAAAGATTAGATTTAATGTCATTTTTTTCTAATCTTGGAAGTTCATTAGTTGTTCTTATTTTTGTGTCATTTGCAAAAGTTCCTGGTTGGTGAGTGAGTCCTGCAATATCAGTTGTAGAATGTCTGAATTGCATATCATTAAGAATTTCAGATACAACGAAAGAACCATTGTATCCTGCATTAAATTTTCCAGTTGGTGCTTCATTATTGTCTTTTACATTTCTAATAATAACAATATCATCGGATTTTAATTTATGAGGTAGTTCTGTAGTGACAGTTACTACATTATTAGTTTCACTGCATTTTGCAATAAATTTTTGATTTCTTCTATACTTTGTTTCGGTTAAAGGAACACTACTTTTTCCTGAGGGAGGAAATATCGCTTCATTTGCAGATAGTCCTGTATCATCATTGGGAATTGGATATGATCCTGTAGAACTTGAATCTTGAATTATAAATCCAATTTCTGGATTTTTAGCATTAATTGATTCTTTTGGAATTGAAACTCTTAATTTATAAACTTTCTCATCCAGTCCTCTTTCATCAGCAACTCTGATTACATATGTTGTGTCTGTTACATCACTGTACCTAAATTCGGAAGTTTCTTGATCTTGAGGATCATAACCCACAACAGGATCTGAAAATGAAGTATATATTGAATTAGTAGAACTTTTAACATTAAGATACCACTGAGATTGGGCACTATCCCACTGAATAGGTGATCCAATATCTCCCGCATCTTTATCAGATACTCTACTTGTTATTGTAATATCTCCGTTTGATATTCCACCGTAAGTTTGAATTGCTTCATTTAAAAATGCATATGTATAAGAAGCAGCTATTTTAATTTGTGTAGAGTTTAATGAAGCATCACCTTGTACATTAGTGATGGCATAATAAACAATATGTTCAGTTAAATTTTCTGGAAGATCTCCTTTTTTACTTTGAACAATAATTTTCTCACCAGTTTTTAAATTATGATTACCAATAGTAAATATATTATTACTTGTAATATTGCTTACTGTATATTGTTTTTGATTTATTGAAGTTTGATTGGTCTTTCCTGTCATATAAATTTCAGCACTATATTCAACACCATTTGGTGCAGGTAAATATAATACATCATTTGTTTTTGCTCCAATTCTATATCCTTGAGTCACTGAAATTGGAATAGAACTTTCTGAAACAAATCCAGATAGATAGAGTCTTTCTGGATTTTGTACCTCTAGTGTTTTTACAACATCAAGTGCCAACCATCCAATTTGATCGGGAATTGAAGAATCAATATCTCTTGGTCCAACAATTGAGGTTACATAAGCATGATCGTCTTTATCAAATGCTTCTACTTTATATCCATCAGATTTGAGTGCAACTTGCCCAAAGTTTGAGTTGGAGTTTGTGATTGATGCATCACCACCCGAGTTGACATCAAAGTGATATGTAAATCCAATTGCAAAAACCGAAACAATTTGAATAAACGAATCATTTGCAATTTTAATATGACTAGATTCCCAGTCTGGTCTGTAAATTGCATCCTGATCTAAATGATACGCTTTATCAGAATTAGTTTGAGATGCTCCAGATGTTAATGCTGCTCCATAGACTGGAACATACTCCACAGAATCATATGTTCTTGTTGTTGGGTTGTATTTTACAAAGGCACGGTCATCTTTTTGAAGTGAAACTGCGGTAAACTGTGCCACAACCATTGAACGGAATCCAGAGGCTCTTGCTCCATCGGCAAGCATTCCATTCATACCCCATACAGAACGTAATGAAATATTGAATACATATGGTGATGCACCACCAACAGTATCAGTTTCAATTGTTACAGTTGCATTGTTTAACTGAGGAGTTGCATTTAAATTTGGTGGAAAAGTAGGAAGTAAGTATGTAAATTCGGTATCACTTAAAATATCTTGAACAAATGTTGATACATTATACTCCGATGATGCAACATTACGTATTTTAATTGGAGTTCCTGAGTTTAAATTGTGTGGTGTTTCAGTAACTACTGTAATTCTATTAGATGCTGTTGTCCCATTTCCAGAGAAAATATCTGAGATATTAATTGCATCAGCCTGGAAAGACCCAACAATTTCCCATTCTGGAGCTCTTTTTGCAAAAGATAATGAAGATTGTGGAAACTTCGATGCATTTTCAATTTCTCTATACGAATTATATGCATTACTTACTTTACTGTAATACATATCAAGATCTGTAAGTTCACCAAATGCTGTTTTATTGACAACATTTACACCATCACAATATTCAAAACAAGTTAATTTATGGTGACTAAA